GTTTCTATAGAGTTTTTTACCGCATCCCCGCAGATCTATGCCTTCAAGAAGAATGGCATCATTCTATTCCGGTAAAAATAGCTCCCTTTTAAACCGGCGCTCACAGGAAAGCGTCCGTCCGCGATGAAAGCAGTCTGTGGACACAAGAATAAAAGCAAAGCATATGCCAAACAATCTCAATAACTTATGCGTCCGAGATAGCCGCCTCGGACGATCAGAGCCGCACTCAGAAGGAAAGGACAGGACGCATGAATTAGAGAATGCGTCCGTCCGTCCGAGATACCCTTTAGGGTTGGACGCATCATCTCGGACGCATTTTGAGGCAACAAAACAGGCCGAATTATTCGGCTATCGGCCGCTGATCGCACACCAGCGCAAGGGGAAGGTAGCAGGGTTTCGAGCAGAGGTAGCGGCGGTGCTGCAGGCGTTCACGCCGAAGGGCGAGCAGGCTCTAACGGTTAGAGCGTCGAAGCAAAGAGCACAAGAGCAATGATTAGCCGTAGACACTTGATAATAAAGGGTTTCGGGTCCTGCCTGGCCTAAAATCCCGGGCCGGTGAATAGGTTAGCGAACTTTCCTAGGCGATAGGGTCTAAAACTTACTTAACACTTAACACTTGAGAGAGGATATGAAAAAAATCGCAATCAAAAAAATCAACGGCATCACCAAGGCGGAATTGTCCCGGCGCTGGAAAGTCAGCCGTCCATATATCACACAATGTGTCGAACTGGGACTGCCCACTCTCTCCAATGGCCGCATTGACCCCGAAGCGGCCGACAAGTGGCGAGCTGAGAATGTCCAGAGCAAAGGGCATACTGACGAGAGCCTATCCGATGCGCGCCGGCGCAAGGAATCAGCGCTTGCCGATCTGCGCGAAATGGAAGTGAAGAAAGTTGCCGGCGATCTGATAGAGCTTTCCGAAGTTAAGAGCACGTTGACAGACGTTTTCCAACAGTTCCGCGATGCACTTCTGACGATTCCAGCGAGATTATCCGCGTCACTCGCAATCGAGAGCGAGCAATCCAGGGTTAATGAGATTCTTACGAAAGAAATCACGGAGGATTTACATGCGTTGGCAGATCGTCTCGAAGGCAAATGAAACCCGGACCGCGATAGTCCAAGCGATCACGCCGGAACCGACTTTTACAGTATCGGAGTGGGCGGACCAGTATCGTGTTCTAGGGAACGTGTCGGCGGGTGAGCCTGGACGCTGGAGAACTGCGCGCGTGCCCTTTATGAAGGCGGTTATGGATTCAATGAGCCCGAATGGTGGATATGAACGAAGCGTGTTTGTTAAACCCGCACAGGTCGGCGGGACAGAAGCATTGATAAACTTGCTTGGGCTCATCATCCACAAAGCGCCAGGCCCTGCGCTGCTGGTAATGCCCACGGTTGAGCTTTCGGCGCGATTCTCGAAGCAGCGTGTTACATCGCTGATTCAGCATTGCCCCCAACTGCGGGACCGTATTTCTTCGACTGAAACACGCAATGCGGACAACACGATTCAAACAAAAAGCTTCCCTGGCGGCTTCGTTGCATTCTGTGGAGCGAACAGCGCGGCCGGGCTGCGCAGTATGCCGGCGCGATACATCATTATGGATGAGGTGGACGCTTATCCGGCAAGTGCGATGGGAGCAGCGGGAAGCGAAGGCGGAAGCGTAGCTGAAGGCGATCCTTGCGATTTGGCGATCGCGCGAAGTGAAACTTTTTCGAATCGGCGAATCATTATGATTTCTACTCCGACAATTCGAGGAATATCCAGAATTGAGGCGGCATATGCGGAGAGTGACCGGCGCAAGTATTGGGTTCCCTGCCCGCATTGCGGAGAATTCCAGATTCTGAAATGGGCTCAGGTTCAATGGCCCAAAGACAAACCAGCGGAAGCGTTCTATGAATGCGAATCATGCAAAGGGCGGATTGACGATCGGCACAAGCCCGGAATGCTCGATAAAGGCGAATGGCGGGCGGAAGCTCAAGGCGATGGCAAGACGGCGGGCTTTTGGATCAATGGCCTGTACTCGCCTTGGGTCACCTGGGCGAAACTTGCCAGTAGTTTTGTCAAGGCGAGCAGGAGCCCGGAGCGGTTGCGGGTGTTCATCAACACGGTTTTAGCGGAGAGCTGGCAAGAGCCCTCGTCGGAGAAGATCGATGTCGATGCACTCATGGCACGGCGGGAACCATTCGGCGAAACCTTGCCCGCGGGCGTGGCGCTTCTGACGGTAGGCGTCGATGTCCAGGCGGATCGACTTGAAGCGCATGTGATCGGATGGGGCAAAGACGAGGAATGCTGGAGCCTCGCCTATAACATCATTCGCGGTGATCCTACGCAGCCGGAGGTATGGCGCGACCTCGATCAAATCCTTACTTCGGAATTCGCAAACGACCGGGGAATCAAGCTACCTATATCAGCGGCGTGTATCGACTCCGGCTACGCCAGTGCCAGTGTGTATAATTTCTGCAAAGATCGATTGCGGCGGCGCGTGTATGCGATCAAAGGACAATCCGGCCGTCACCCCGTATGGCCTCGGAAGGCAAGCCACGGCAAAGACAAAAGTGCCCTTTTTATGGTGGGCGTCGATAGTGCTAAGGAATGGATTGCGGCTCACTTGAGAATTCATGAGCCCGGACCCGGCTACATGCATTTTCCGTTGACGGTGGACCGGACATTTTTCGAGCAGTTGACGAGTGAAACCATTCGCGTCCGCTATAGCAAAGGCTTCGCAGTACGTGAATGGTTCAAGGCTCCCGGTTTGCGTAATGAAGTGTTGGATGGTACGTGCTATTCATTCGCGGCGCTTCAATCACTCGCTATGTCCGGATTTCGTTTGAACCAGTACGCTGAAAAACTCGCAGAAATGAAAGCAGAGCCGGAAAAGCCATCGGCTACAGTTCCCAATCAACCGGCGCCACAGAGACCAAAGGACGCTTGGAACTATGATCGGCGCGATGATCGCGGACGGCGCGGCTCATGGTTGGGTGATACGCGAAACTGGCTTAGGAGATAATCCAATGATCGACCTGGCATTTTACGAACGACACACCCGCGAAGATCTCGCCGGCCGCATCGCTGCAGAGCTTTGCACAGAGGGAAGTGAGCCTGGCTGGAAGCGCAGCCGGAGTAACTTTGAGAAAACCGCGTTTCACGAGGCGGGTCATTGCGTCTTGGCTCGCATCAATGGCAGACACCCATTCAAAGCAGAGGCGAACGAAACTTGCGGGCAAGTCACCTTCAGCGAAAAGTCGATTCAGTATGGCAGTATCAGCGATAAGGAAATGATCTCTTTTAACGTGGAATACGTAGCCCAAAACGGCCTATCGCTTGACCTGGAAAAACTCGAACAGGAAACGGTTCAGCTTTTGCGCGATCACTGGCAATGGGTGAAGCGAATTGCTCATAGCCTGATATTTAAGCGAATCCTAGAGAGAGATGAAATTGACGGCCTGTTGTCCGACATGCCGGAGGGGGCAGCCCTATGTTGACAATCCCGCGGTGGTTCATGAGATGGTTGGACAGATTAAAATCGACTCTCTTAAATATACTGAGCCGCCGGCAGAAGCGGCAGCCCAAGGGCAAGAGCCCACTGAAGGACAACAAGGGTTTTGAGCGATGGCAGGATGCAGAGCGCCGGGAACGGGTGAGGGGCACACGAAGGCCCTGGCTGTTGCAGCACGGTTATCGCGTTATTGGTGAACATGGAGAGATAAAACGGCGCTGGTGATCTTTCGGGGTCCAGGGCGCGGAGTGGATCCACTCTGCGGGCCGCGAACCTGGCTGGTCTGACTCCTTCCGCCGTATGGCGGTTGCTCGCAGACTAGGGACGCGCGGCAATAGGACATTAGATTCACGATTTGTTCAGGGCGGGCGCGTTACCCGCTCGGGGCGGACTTGCTGAGGACCCAGTGAGTCCGCTTTTAAAAATCACAAAAGCCTCGGGGCTTCTCGGGGCTTTTTTCATTTCTAGGAGAAATCACAGTGACAGAACTTGAAAAAATCGCAGCAAAAGAAATTGAGCTTTGCCAGCGGAAACAGGAAAAAGCTTTGGCACTCGCTGAAGCTGAGGACGCGGCAGGCCGTGAATTCATGGAGACAGGTAAAAGCAAAATCGGGCGAGTCTTGAAACTCAGGGCCGAACGAGATGCTATCGATTCAGCCTTGAAAGCCTGCAGAGCGGCGCGTGTCGATGCGATCAAGAGCAAGATTGCAGCCGAGGCAGCGGACCTTCGCCGGCAGATCGCAGATAAGCAGCGTGAACTTGCAGACCTCGAAGCGAAGACACGAAAACACCTTACCGCGCTATCCGAACTTGAGCTTGACGGCGGCGCCCTTTATACGTCGGCGGTTTTGAGTTTGCAGCACTCGGGCGGCGACGCACTGACACCCCTGCTTTTGCCCAAGTCCCAAAAGTTGAGGGCCGAAATTGAGGGCTTGGAGCGGAAAGCCAATGACCTGACCCGATGGACACTTCCGGATTCGGGCAGCGTGAACATTGAAGGGACGAGCATCAATGAGCTTTTGATGGCTGTTCTGACGCATTCAAGCCAAGTTCCAAGCGCCGAGGATGTCATAAAGTGGCACAGGCTTTGTGAGGCTGAATCCAACAAACCATTCGGCGATTTCACGAGGCGCTATCAATTGCAATGGAAAGACGGCGGGCAGATCGACCATGCTCAATCGAGCGTTTTCGTTCGAGACCTGGCGAAAAAAATCGAGCCGCGCTACACGGGTATAAATCCAGAACACGCAATTCCGGCCGATCAAGAATTCAAGCCTCCATCGGCGTCATCGTTTGACGTTCA